GATTAATACTGCTAGAGGTAAGTTTAAATTTGCTAGTAACAAGCTAGATTATATAGCTCAAATGCTAGGAATAGGCCAAAAGACTTCTCATCAAGGTATGCCCTTGTGGATTGAGTGCATGGCTAAAAATCCTAAAGCATGGAAATTAATGAAAAGATATAATATTAATGATGTAAAATTAACAGAAGAAGTTTATGATAGATTAAAGGGTTGGATTAACATTCATCCTAATCACAATATATTATCAGAGGGTGTAGTCTGCCCTAATTGTGGCAGCAATCATTTACAGAAAAGGGGAACATCATTAGCTCTAACAAAAGTTTGGCAAAGAGTCCAATGCCAAGATTGCGGAAAGTGGTCAAAACTAAACAAACCAATAGAAACAAAAAAGTCAGACTCGGTTATACCCATATAAGGAAAATGGAAATGGACATCCAGTTAATTGCTGTGCATATGCTAGACAAAACTATTGACAATGTTGATGTTGTGCATGGTGAAGATACTATGGTGATCCATTTAGATGATGGTAGTATTATTGAATTAATTATAGATAGTGCGTATATGAATATACAAGACCTTGATGACTAGCAAAGACCTATTCACATCAGAAACAATTAAAGAACGCAACATGAAGCCTGTGACACTTCCAGATGGCACTCAAACAGATACTTGGAGTAAAGAGTATATGCTGTACTGCGAAGCTGTAAACTTATCTAGGAAATCATTAGACCAGAGAAGGTATTGGTTAAATAAATTACAAGATCAGACTAGAGTAGATGGCCTTAAAAAATGGTTAAAATTGTTTTGGAAAAATAAAATTTAAACTTTAATACCGACACTTAACAAATCTTTGTAATCATTAACATCATTCAAATCTTTATTTTCTATTTCATATAAGTCTGCTTTAGTAATAAAGTCAGTACCATTACTCCTTGTTCTCACTTCTCCCTCTTTGTAAAATTTAGCTTTATCTTTAAATCCTTTCTTATCTATCCACCCACAAACAGTTAATACCTTATCTTTTTTATGGTAGCTGCAAAACAAATAGTTATCTACATTATATTTTGATTGGGTTGCCATTAAGTTGTTTACATAATAAGGCTGGGGATAAACATTTCTGCCCATAGTTTTTATATCTATTGTTGAATTATTTAAAGTAATATCTACTCCACCATCAAACCCATCAGAAATCATAAATGGCTTCCCTAAATAAAGACAAATAATATTCTGTCCAATAATACCTGTCAATTGTTCTTCTTTATTTCCATCCGCATAACCTCTCATTCCAATATTATTCTCTTTATGAAACTTAACAGATTCTAAAAAAGTTGCTTCATCTAATTTTAGATTAAGCATAAATCCTCCTACCAGCAATAGTTAATAAATTATCCATTGCTAAATCTAAATTTCTTTCATAAAATATAGGCTTTTTTCCTTTAAGCCATCTGTAATAAATAGCTTTTTTTTGTTCTATGGGTAAACTGTCTATACAAGCATTTAATATTTTTATATTGTTGTCATCTGCTTCATTTAACATTTCATCAAACACATCAGAGGTAGATTCTCCACCACTAGAAAGATAAGATGTTTTACTAGGGTAGCCTAACCTATGTGAATCTTTCTTCATCCATTTAGACCAATCTTCTAATATAACTATTAACCTTCCTATCCTCAAAAAATTCCCCAATCTTTATTTGTTTTTCTAATTTGTTTAGCTGTTAGAGGTTCAGGTAATTTAAAATTCCCATTCTTTTCTAACCTTTCCAATACAGAAATACCAACTCCAGCGTATATCGCTATTCTAGTTTTATTAGCATTAGGTTTTTTTTTCATATACTCAACAACTCTTTTTTCAAATTCTTTTTCTTCTTCTTCTGTGTAATGGCTTCTTTGTTTTTTATTTTGCACGATGTATTTTCCTTCCTATAATTTTAAATTGTTTAAGCATACTTAATGGATAATATAGTTTAGCTAGTAAACATTCATCTTCTAAAACATAATACAAATTACTCCTTTGTTTCTTTTCAGAACCAAGCACCCCTTTTGTACATAAATACCTAACTAAATTTGAAATAACTTGCTGATCTATTCCGGCTATCTTTGTAATTTGCGAAGTAGTCATTTTGCCAACACCGATAATATCCTTTATTAACTTTAATAACTGATACCTTAAAATTTTATCACCATTCTTTAAAGTATATTCATGATATTTGTGCTGCTCATCTAACCGATCATACTTCATATAAATACCTCACAGATAATTAATAATAAAAATATTAAAATCCAAAGACATTCCTCTTTGTTGCTATCCATATAAATCTCCTTAACTTATATCAACGATTCTACCTACCCATTTTCCATCCTTTTTGTGCCATCCCTCAACGATTAATTGCCAATTTGCATCACGCAGATGGCTGATAGCATCACTATTTTCCATTTTCTTTACCCTAGCACTAATGTTGCTGTAGCTAGTTACTTGAAGGCCTACTGTATTGCCTTTACTGTCTATTGCTAGTATGTCTATAATACCAAACAAATCTTGTCTTATTTTAGCAAATGCGTTCCACCTTTCTACAATAGTAACTAATGGATAATCTCCACTATCTCGCAGTCTTTTTAGTGTTCTTTGTGTTGGACTGATTGCCATTTGCTTTTTCCTTTTTGTTGTTAAAAATCCTATCAAAATTATCAGCAAACTTTTTATTATCTGTTGGTCTGCGACTGCTTCCTTTACCCATTATTTATTTCCCTTATACAAGTTCTACCACGCCAATCAGTATAGTGTACATCTGCATAGGTAAATGCCTCTTGGCATGAGTTGAAAGAACCAGCATAAACATTTCCTGATGGCATACCACTTAAACTCACTAATAAAATAAATTCAATCATCATCTTCTCCTATAAAGGTTCTTGTATCTACTCCAACAAAACCACAACTTTGCCCTTCTCTAATCGTATCAAAATCAAATTGACTTGGTGATACATGGTCAGGTGGTATATTGCTGTATTCTTTTAGTAAGCAACTCGCTGCTTTATGCTCTGAACAATTTTCTTTAAAGTATTGAATAGCTGTAGGACAATCATTAAAATATCCTACAAACTCCAGATCATCATAATTACCACTTAAACTTACAGTTAATATAAATATCCCTTCAGCTAACATAATTTACTCCTGGAATTTTCCTTTGGTGATAGTTTTTCCTGTTGGTTCATGGTTAATATAAAAATCTTTTTTGTTGTATGTCATAGTGTAATGATACCCTTCCCAAATCCATTGATGTTGCTTCCATTCCTCTTTATTCTTTTTTAGAACTTCCTTTCCTTTTTTCATTTTTACAATGTCCTTCTAAATATTTGTCATGTCCACACCACCATTTTTTAAAGTAAAACATACCTTTCTCTTTGCATACATTACACAAGTGAGGTTTTCTTAAATCAATCTTCGTCATGCAGTTCGTCTAATTGTTTATCAATTAAAATTTCTTCCATAGTTTTTAATGCTTCAGTATCATTTTCAACATGGGCAATTAAATGTTCTAAATACCATTTGGCTTTTTTAAGATCATTAACGCCATCCTTATTTTTCCAACGCCACAGGTACTTCATAATGTTTCCTGTATCAGTAGCTTCTACTCCAACTAAATCTTGAACTACTCCCTCAATACAATCTATACATTCCAAACCTTTATCAGATTTATAATGCTTTGGGTTTATTAAATAATCAGTCATAAATTTTCTCCATTTATACAAGTTTCATGTTGCTTCTTTACAAACACTTTGCTGCCTGGTGTAGCACTTTCAAACAATTGCCCTTTAGTATTACACACATAGTTAAAATGATTAGTATTATATAATACATAAATACCCCATACTTTAAAACAAACAAATAAGGTAAGTATATAAACTACTAACCCTTTTGTAACAATATTCTGAATCCATTTCATCATTTTACTTACTCCTTTTTAATACATTTTTCATGTATTTTAGTTAGCCTACAAAGTAAAATACTTCTTTATCAACTAACTAAAGGACAACTTATTATGTGGACAACACCATCAGCTACAGAAATGCGATTCGGTTTTGAAGTAACAATGTATGTAATGAACAAGTAATTATTAAGATTGGGGGATTTTACTCCCCCTCTCTCCCCCTAGTTAAAATGGTATATCGTCCTTTAGATCTTCAATCTTTACAGTTGGTTCTTGTGGCGCAGATTGATTGTTAGTTTTTGGGCCATCATAAGGTTCACTCATTGTTCCACTCATATAAGTAACTCCAGATTTTGATTCCCTTAACCAAGCACTTAACCTCATTTCCTTACCGCCTTCTAAAGTTATTGTGCCTGTATAATCAGGCTGCGTTTCTTTATCTTTGTTATTTTTAAAGAGTGCAAACCTATTAGTATTGTCATATTGTTCTGCCATGCTAAATATTCTCCTTGATTGTTTTAATTTTATCATCAACTTCTTTTAAAAAGTTACTGACACTTTCTTCACAACGACTTATCAGGTCATCATCTCTTTCAACTCTTTTAATAAAAAGTTGGTATTCTTTTGGAAAGTCCGGGTGATAAGATACAAAATCACACCACTTCTTTCCTGTACAAGCCATTTGCCATTGCATTTGATGTATATATTTTTTAGCAATAACGCCAGACTCCAATGTTTCAGTATGAGTCATTGGCTGCGGGCATTTTATCTCAATTAAACCATCCTTATCTCCGTTAGGAAAATCTACCATTCCGTCTGGACTTGCAGCCGACATTGGGATAGTAGGGTGGTCTATCAATCCGACTTCCCTAACATCTGTTCCGATCAATAACTTCATTTTATTGGCATACTCAACCCTAGCTTCATCTTCAAACTCTACACCATGAGCCATTGCAGCGTTCATAAATAATGGAACTACCTTATTAGTAAGCCTTTCTGTAACTAATTGCAGTTTATACTTCTTTGTGTATTGTGATTCGCCATACTTGGTTTTAACCATAATGTCATCTATCTTACTAGCAGTAACCTTACCTAATCTAGCAGAGAACCATTCAGCACTTCGTTGTTCCATTATTTATTCTCCTTAAATTTCATTATTTCTTTTTTAACCAAAGAAGTTGCAAACTCATCTCCCAACCAACTCATAAAAGTATCGCCTTTACTTTGCTCAATAGCCAATACACGAATTTTAGTTTGGTCATGCTCATCCCAAAAGAATAAATATACATCCTTTTCATCCCT